ATGGCAGTAACATGGAACACTGGAAACAGTATTGAATCAAAACCAAAGAAAACAAGACAGGGTAAAGGACAACATTCTAAATACTCTGCTACATCCCGAAATAAAGCGAGGAAAATGTATCGTGGCCAAGGCAAATAGAATTGTAGACGGAAAAAGGAACGCGAATATACCCGTTGACATGTCAGATCACTTTTATGACCATGGAAATGAGTATTGTAGATACCTAATTACCGATCCTAGATCAGATAGACCAAGAAAGAAGAGAAAACCCTTTGAAAACGTGTCTAAATAACTTCTAGGTCGAATACGTAGGTATAGTATGGCAAAAGGTGCCCTACCAAGTCGAGCGTTTAAGGATTTTGATCTAACTTTTAGAAGAAATCCAATAACGAATGACGTTAATACATTAAAAAACGAAGAAGCAATCAAAGAGTCTGTAAAGAACATTGTTCGATACAACTTTTATGAGAAACCATTCCTACCTCAGTACGGTGGGAACATTATTGGTGCTTTGTTTGAATTGTATCAGAGTGGGCAGTCTACTGCTGTAGAAGCACAGATACAAAATTGTATAAACCAGTATGAACCACGTGTGGTTTGTTATGCTGTCAGATCAGAGTTCATTGAAAGAGACAATGATATGAGAGTAGAGATTTATTATCTAATTACTGGCTTGCCTAATGTTATTGATAACCTAGAAGTTATATTGAAACGATAATGGCACTAACCCAAGTTAACTCGTTAGAATTTCACGAGATTAAGGCACAACTAAAAGCATATCTACAGGGACAGTCTGAATTTTCGGATTATGACTTTGAAGGATCCTCTCTGTCAACTCTTTTAGACGTACTTGCTTATAATAGTTACTATTCAGCGGTTAATGCCAACCTAGCAATCAACGAGAACTTCTTAGACACTGCAGTTCTAAGAGAAAACGTAGTAAAGTTAGCTAAACTAATAGGATATACCCCAAGGAGTGCTAGAAGTGCCCGTGCGACCTTTACAGTGGTCGTACAGACGATATATGGCACAGGAGCTAATGGTAGAGGATACCCAGAATCAGTACAAATCAATAAAGGGGTGTTTACATCATTCACTGGAGAGAGTGGAGAGAACTATATCTTCTCCATACCTAAAGATTTAATCGTATCAGTTAATACATTAGATGGTAAAGCAACATTTACAGATGTAGTAGCATACGAAGGAATATTCATCACTGACACGTTCGTAAAAACAGAATCAGAAAGACAGAGGTTCATCTTAGGCAACCTTAATGCTGATACGTCAGCTATGACTGTGGAAGTAACACGTGGAACTGTCACTGATGCATATTTGCAGGCAACAGATATAACAACAGTAAACAATATAAGTAAAGTCTTCTTTTTAGAAGAAGCAGAGACAAGGAGACCCGAAATAATCTTCGGTGATGGTATCCTTGGCGAAGGATTAGTTAATGGTGACGTAATTGAAGTAAAGTACCCAACATCTATAGGTACAGGACCTAATGGATTATCAGGATACTCATTTGCGGGTACTGTTAAGGACTCTAGGAACACTCCTATCACTTCTGGCATCACTTTAGACCTTACAGCAGTCCCAGATGGCGGTGCGGCTCCAGAAAGCATTGATGCTATCAAGTATTCTGCTCCTAAGTTCTATTCTGCCTTCGGTAGAGCAGTAACTACTAAGGACTATGAAGCAATCATACCTCAGATCTATCCTAACGTACAATCTATCGTTGCTTTTGGTGGTGAAGAGGCAGATCCACCCGAATACGGTAAAGTGATCGTTGTTATCAAACCTAAGAACGCAGATCGTCTTTCTATATCTGAAAAAGATGCAGTATCGAAGAAAATACGTTCATATTCAGTAGGTGCGGTAGAACCCAAGATCATGGATCCATCTGTTTTGTTTATTGACCTCGTTTCTTATGTTTATTTCAACCCAAACGACACTAGAAGAAGTCAAGAAGATATAAAGCAAATTATTTACCGTACAATGGAGACATTAAACGCTTCCGCTGAGTTTAACAAGTTTGGTGGTAAGTTTAAGTACTCTAAGGTCGGAAAGATCATTGATGATGCGGAACCAGCTATCACATCCAACATTACAAAAGTGAGAATGCGTAAAAATGTACCTGTCTCTCTAAATCAGAGATTCAATTACAAAATTTGCTTCGGTAACAGAATTAACGCACAATTAGATACACCAACTTTGGAAACTAATGGTTTCAAACGTGCTGATGGCGGTAATCAGGTATTTTACTTGAATGATGATGGATTAGGAACTATCCGTCTTTATTATGTTAACGCAGACGGTTCTAAACAGTATATTGGTGGTAACTGGGGAACTATCGACTATACAATGGGAGAAATTACTATTAACGACTTAGTAATTACTGAAGTAGTCAATGCTACTGATAATATTTTACAATTCTCCGTAGTTCCAGAATCTAATGACATTGTTTCTCTCAGAGAGACCTATCTGACATTGGGTATAGATAATCTAGTCGTAAATGTAATTGATGATGAGATTTCCAGTGGTTCAAACACTTCTGGAACAGGTGTCGTACCAGAATCAAGTTATAGTTAGTAATGCCAGCTGAGCAGTCGTCGTGGAGAGTTGCGTCGTGGGTCACACCTCAAACTGAGGTCACAGTTGACCCGATTGACGCTTCGGTTTCGCCAGAATCTAAATCTAAAGTCTCGGATAGACTTGAGGAGCAAATGCCTCAGTTTATCCAAGAGGATTATCCTGACTTTATACAATTTGTCAAGTATTACTTTAAATCACTTGAACTAAAGGGTAACCCTGTTGACATAATACAGAACATAGATGAATATTATAACATAGACAAGCTAAATGACCTCGTAGAGTCGACTACAGCGTCCTCTGGGGTGACTTTAGACTCAACAGTCATTGACGTAGGAAATACTAGAGATTTTCCAAAGGAAGGTCTCTTAATGATAGACGAAGAGATCATATACTACAAGAGTAAGTCCCAAACACAGTTTCAAGAGTGTGTTAGGGGATTTCATGCCACTACCAAGATAGGTTTACTATCAGAGTACACATTTTCAACATCTGTAGCAGCTACACATGCTTTTGGTGCTACAGTAGTCAACCTAAACAACCTTTTACCTCTATTCTTACTACAGAGGTTCAGAGATCAGTTTGCTGAGTCATTCCCTTCTAAGTTTGACCCTCAAATCCAACAATCAACAGTTACTAAGCGTCTTAAGGACTTTTATGCTGCTAAAGGTACATCAAGGTCATTCAAATACTTGATGAGAGTGCTCTTTGGTGTAGAAGCAGTTATTGAGTACCCTAAAGAGAGAATATTCAAACCTAGTGACGCATTTTACACTGTAAGGGAGATTATTCGTGCTACAGCGATAAGCGGAAACCCTGTGGAACTTACAGGTGAAGTATTATTCCAAGAGAACGATCCAAACGATCCTCTTGTCAATTCCGCACGTATATACGTAAAATCCGTAGTTGAGGTGTTTACCGAAGACGGAAAGATCTATGAATTAGATGTAGATACGGAAAATGGCGATGGAAGTTTCACAACTCCGTATAAAACGCTCCTTTCTGAAGATCTAAGTTCTAACCTTACGGAAAACGTCGTAACAGTCGACTCTACTATCGGATGGCCAGAACAGAACGGCTCTATTCGTATAGATGACGAGATTATCAACTATACAGATAAAACAGTCACCCAGTTCCTAGGATGTACTCGTGCGAGACAAGATACAGTCAATGCACCCCATATTGCAGGATCTGAGGTAACTTCTTCCTATGAAATCTTTGGATACAGCAATAGAGACGGATCTAAGATCAGTTTAAAGGTATTTGGCGGTACAAGAGGAATAGACATCGTAAGTGGCGGTAAATATTACTTACAAGACTCAAAAGTCACCACACCATCAGAACCAGGCTTTGATGCGTTAGATCCTATCTGGGAAAGCTTCGTATACAACGTTAAGAAGCTCCTAAACGGAACATTGCTAGTTTTAGACGTTCCGAGGGCAGATGGTAGTGTTGTAGCGAATATTACGACTGAACAAGAGCACGGATTAAGAAGAGAAGACAGAGTTGTCATTTTGAACGCTCCAGAGGACGTATATAACTCATCTTTCACTGTACTTGGTGTAAGTAACAATTTTGAGTTTAGTATCTTAATTCCTAGCACTCCTATCCGTGGTGTGGACGTACCATTCCTAGTTACACGTGAATTTGCGAAAACTACGTCAGTTGACACATCTATACGTCTAGGATTAGAGAATACACCATCTGATGTACAGAATGTCTACAGATCTTCAGAATATGCGATAATTGCGTCACCAGGTGTACCTGGTCATGAAATAGGACCTTTTGGCAGTGGAGACTTAGATCCTGGCAACCAGAGATATCTAAAACGCATTCCTCTCGAAACAACCACTAAATCTATCAAAACTCCGACTCCTGTGGGTCAAGTTGGGTTTGCTGTGAATGGAGTACCAATGTTCTCCTACAAATCAAACGAAACAAAACTATTTGGTGGTGTAAAGTCAATTACCGTTCTAAATGCGGGATCTGGGTATGATATCACTAATCCACCGATTGTAGAGTTTGAACCAATCCATAGAAAGGGTACATCCTTCTCTCTTAACCAAAGAATCAGAAATAGTCTAGGATACAGATATAAGAACTTAGGAAGCGGTAAAACCGCAGAATTAGGACAAGAACCTACACATACAACTCCAGACCCAGTACAAGACGGTGGTTGCCTTTGGGAATACGAAGGATTGTCTGCTGAAGCTACTGTAAGCGTATCTGGTTCATTATTTGCGGTAAACGTAGAAAACGGAGGATCTGGTTATACGGAAGCTCCTACAGTTGGTATTGTGGGTGGAAGTCCTACAGTTGAAGCATCTGCGACTGCTACAATCACCGCAGGAGTCGTAACTGCTATATCCGTGTCCGCACCTGGCTCAGGATACCAATCTATACCTACAGTGGTAATATCTGGTGGTGGTGGACAAGGTGCGACTGGTACAGCGGTTGTTCGTGGTGGATTAGAAGCTGAAGGCATAACAATCACAAACAATGGTACAAACTACAATCAAAGACCAAATATCACTCTAGTATCTGGATCTGGTGCTGTTGCTTACCCATCTATCGTAAATGGTAAGATTGTATCTATTATCTTGACATTTGGTGGTAGTAACTACTATGGTGCTCCTGACGTTGTTATTAGTGGTGATGGAGTCGGTGCGGTTGCGTTTGCGAGTATAGATTCTGGTACACAGCAAGTTACGGGTATTACAGTCACTAATGGAGGTGTAGGTTACACTTCTGGTATAACAACTGTTGATATCGTGTATCCTGGTTCTGGAGCTACCTTCCAAGTCGAATTACCTATATTGACGCAGAACTTAGCTGCTAGTGCGGATGAAGTCGGAGATCCACTGTTTGTATCACCTAAAATAGCAGATAGTAATAATGGTGTATCAATCAAAGGTGCTAACTTCGGAATCTACGGTGGAGAGTACGGATACTTATATAATCCCAAAAAGTTGCGTTTCTTACTTGGAGATAACGTAAGTGACACAACATACGCAGAATTAAACCCAACAAGGCATTCACCGATCTTAGGATGGTCATTTGACGGACATCCCATTTACGGACCTTACGGATACGCAGATAGAGAGAATAAGAACCCATATAACCAGATCAAGCAAATGATCAGCTCATATCGCATCAGAACGGAAAGAGATGCGTTAGTTGGTAATGATTTGGCACAAACCGACAAGATGGGGACATATATCGAAGATTACGAATATGTTGAAGGATTAGGCGACTTAGATCAGTATAATGGTCGATTCTGCGTAACTCCCGAATATCCAGCTGGTATATACGCATATTTCACAGCATTAGACGGAACAACTGGAAATCCGAAGTTTCCTTACTTTGTAGGACCTAATTACTACTCTCAGGCAGAAGATGTCAACTGGAAGGGAAATGGACTCCAAAGAAACTTTACAGAAGACGCAGTTCGCTATAAACGTCCATATGTTGCTACAGACACCGCATTAGTCAGAAGGAAGGCAAAAGGTAATCCTATCGAGTATATACTCGCTATGGAAGATTCTACGACTCCTATTGTCTTAGAAAACGATGAATCCTTCATTGGCTTCGTAACTGTCGGTATTGGGTACTTTGACTTCTTCCCAAGCATTCAGGGTGGTTCTGTTGACTCATTATTCGTATCTGCGACAAATAGGTACTTCTCAAGTGGATTAGATCAATATCTGATCGAAGGTCCAGGTTTCAACTATAAAGTTAACGATAGACTCATATTTGACGAAACAGGCACTGGAGGAAGTGGTGTTTCCGCTAGAGTGTCTAAAATCTCTGGATCTGGCACATCTGCGATTGTTTCTTCTGTAAACTCGACTACAGACGTAATTACTGGAACTATCACTACAGCGACTGATCATTTCTTAAAAATTGGCGATAGTGTTGATATTGCGATTGGAGACAACCAATACACCCGTGAGATGGATGTAAAGGTTATAAACGACAAATATCACTTTAAATACTTTGATTTGACTAATTTCATCATTAGTTCAAAAGGTAGGATATTACAAGCTAATATCTCGATTACTGGCGGTACAGGACTTACAGATGGTAATTACTCAAATGTACCTCTAATTGGTGGTACAGGGCAAAATGCTTCTGCTGATATCATCGTAAGTGGAAATACGGTCACATCCGTCTCTATACAGAATACAGGTAAGAATTACAGCAATGGAGATGTACTAACTGCTAATATCTCTAATATTGGTAATACAGGTCAAAACTTCTCTGTAGATATTGGTAATGTTAAAAAGACTGGTGGTATAGTACAAGATGAATGGACAATGTTAGCTGGTAGTGGTGGTACACCTGGCACATATACTAACGTTCCTCTTGCTAATAGTTCTGCTTCTTCAGGTGAAGGTGCTGAGTTTACTATTGTCGTTGGTAATAGTGGTGAGGTAACATCTGTCACTCTAACAAAGGAAGGTAGTGGTTACTACAACAATGAGCAGTTAGATCCTATTGTTACTAGCGATATTGGTGGTGTCAATGGATTCTACATTACTCCTAGTAAGATAAATCAAGAGTTTACTGCTAGAGGCACAGCTGCCCATCAAGTGAAGATAGGTGATGAGGTTATTATTACAGGAACTAACCCAGTTGACTATGATGGTACGTTCACAGTTACAGGTATAAGCACAGGAAGAAGATTCCAGTTCAAAAAAGCAGTTGGTATTATAACTGATACTGCTATTACTACAGCATGTGTAGTGTATGTCAAAGAACCTAAGTTAGATCTTATCAACGGTCACCTTTATAAGTTTAACACCACTGACTCATCTAATACTGGTAAGAGACTAGAGTTTACCTTTGATAAAGAGAATACTAATGTATTCACATATAAAAATATTGTTGGATCAGAGAATGATCCAGTTACAGGAGAACAAATATCAATTACTATATCACTAGATGATGTACCTGGCACATTATTCTACTTTGATATCAATGGTGGTGTATCTGGTAGCTACCTGAGCGTAGTTAACGATCCATTCCTAGGAGCGAACACAGTCACAGCAATTCCTACTACAACTACAATTAACTTTATATTAGCAAGAGAACCAGAGAATAACTATACAGCTGCTAATCTGATTTCATACTCTACTAACTCTATATTCCCTTCAGGTGGTATTGCTAGTATCAACATAGGTGATCCAGGCAGAAACTATTCTACATTCCCTAAGTTTACAGGTGTAGAGAGGTCAGGTGGTGGTGCTACAGCATTTGCTACTATCTCAGGTAAACTAGAAGACGTATCAATATTAGAAGCGGGTATTGGATATGACGGTTCTAATCCTCCTGCTGTTGTCTGCTCTATGCCAGACTTTGTAGATTTGACACTAGATGAGATCTTTGGTGACTTTAATCCAGGTGACGTTATAGCATCTAAGTTAGTTCTTGACGGTGATACTGCTAGAGGTAAGGTAATCAGTTGGGATCCAAATACATCTACACTTAGAGTACAACCATTACGTAATAATCTACCAGGTGCTGCTACTCGTGGTTTCATCATGTTTACCACTGCTATTGCTGCTACTAATAAGATATTCGCAGGATCAAACCAAGCGAAGATTACAGCAGTATCAGGTGAACAAGCAAACGTTGCTGCTATCGTTCCTTCATCAGGTCCTGAGATAGGAACTATCAGTAACATAGCGATTAATGGTGATGGAGGTAGTAATTACCGTACAGCTCCAACTATATACATTGACGACCCATACTACGGTGGTGTAGCCACTCTTAGCGTCAATAGTCAGAATAGTTCTGCTAACTTTACGCCAGGTACATATACCGTATCACAGGAATCTGTAGCTCCTACAGGTGGTAGTGGGGTATCCATTCAAGTTATCATTTCTGCGTCTAATCAAGACGTAACAACTGCTAATGTATTAGCGGGTGGAGCAAACTATTCACTAGGTGACCTTATTACTATTCGTGGTGAGGATATTACAGGTGGTAGTTCTTCTGACGACTTTGTTCTTAGAGTTGACTCACTTGACTTTGTTCGTAAGGCAGTCACAGGTACAACTATAGATGCTTCTATTGATCAGGTTATTGTATCTAACTCTGGATCAGGTTTCTTATCTGCTCCTGAAGTTCAGATCTCTGGTGGTACAGGTATAGATGCTGTACTACGTGCTGAGATCATAGATGAGACTGTAAGTTCTATTGTTATTGAAAACGCAGGAACTAGATTCCAAAATCCTCCTATTATTACAGTTAAGCAGGGTACAGGAAATGGTGCTTCCATACTACTCAAGTCTAGTGATCTAGGTAAGATCATCAGTCTTGGTGGAGATAATATCACGTACAATTACAGTCATGATAGAACCCTCAAACCAAGCGTTAATACAAACTATAATTTACAGCTCACACGAACTCAAATCGTTGACTTCTTCACTGTTACAAACGGTGGTGGATCCTTCGTTACCAAACCAACCATCGAACTCATTGGTGGAGGTGGAAGCGGTGCCGTTATGGATGCTATTATTGACAACGAAGTTATTCAGGCAATTACAATAGCAAATGCAGGTAGAGGTTACTCATCTACTCCTGCTGTACAAGCAAGAATTACACACTCATTCGTTCCTCTACAATCTAACAGTACACTTAACTTCCCATACGATACTAAGATACCTTTAGGTACAAAAGTACAATTATTAGAGATAGATGGTACATTACCAGCTCCTCTTCAAGCAAATGTCACATATTATGCTATAGCACCTACACTTGCTAATGGTCTTGCTAGTAACCAGCTCAAGATGGCAACAACACTAGCAAATGCTTTGGCAGGATCATCAATAACAATAACAGGTCAACCTTCTATTGGTAGTGGAGGAACAGCAACCTTTAACCTAACAACCACAGACTTAGGAGATCAGATTACTGTATCAATGACTCCTGCGTCATTTGCTATCGGTGAGAAAGTATATCAAGGTTCATCCGTAGCTTCATTCTCTGCTCAGGGTATAGTAAAAGCATGGGATTCTAAAGGTAGAGTCCTATCTGTTGAAGTAGAGGTAGGAGAGTTTGCTCTTAACCAACCAGTATTCGGTTTACAGTCTAATGCCTTTGGAGAAATACATGACTTTGACAGATCAGTCGCTAACTTTACTGTATCACCTATTGCCACTGCTACTGCTGAGTT